TTGGTTCTTTTATCCCGAAAAACGCCTCAATCAGCCATTATCAGGACGATTCCGAGTGATAATACCTAAACAGGCTGAAACTGGCTTAGAACCGCCTCAGAAGGTTTGGCATGGTGTTACAGAGCCCCGAATATGGACTAAATCCCCTGATTTGCCCAGTCTAGGCATTGATTTCATCGAATTTTGCGAGTCAATCGGCTTCAAATTGCTTCCGTGGCAGATGTTTTTAGCCCATGAAATCTGCAAAGTCACTGAGGATGACAAGTGGTATTTCAAGGAAGTGGGTGTAATTATTTCGCGTCAGAATGGTAAATCCACTTTTATGCAGCTGATGATTTTATGGAGGATGTTTGCTTTGGGCCAGAAATTACAAGTCCACACGGCCCATAAACTCACTACATCGAGCGAAATCTTTTGGAAGATAGATAATGCAATCCAAGATAACGCCAATCTCGTTGAACGCTTTGGCAAAAAGTATGAATCTAAAGGATCACAGGAAATCAAGCTTAAAACTGGAGAACGTTACTTGGTTCGAGCCAATAACTCAGCTTCCCGTGGTATTGCCGCACCTGATACTGTCTATATGGATGAGGTTCGAGAGTTCCATGATGATGAAGTCTGGTCATCGCTTCGATATACCCAGATGGCAACTCCCAATCCGCAGACTTTAATCTTCTCCAACGCCGGTGACCAACATAGCATTATTCTCAACAGACTCAGAGAGCGTGGACTTGCTGCCGCCTCCGGAGCGGATGACAAAATTGGTTGGTTCGAATGGTCTGCCGAAGTTGGTTGCGATATTCGAGACAAAAATGCTTGGGCTCAAGCGAATCCATCTCTTGGACACACAATCAGCATTGAAAATCTCGAAGCAGCTATGTCAGACGAAGAATCTATTGTCAGAACCGAACTACTTTGTCAATGGGTATCAGTTGTCAACCCAGCAATCAGCCCGACCAACTGGGCTGCTTCTGCCAATGAGAAATTGAAGCTCAGCAAAGAGGAGCAAACTTGGCTGGCAGTTGATCTCAGTCCGGACCGCAAAGAAGGCGCTCTGATAGCCGCTCAACAAGAAGGAGAGAATATAAATGTCATTTTACTTAGGACATGGAGCAACCCAATCAACTTGGATGCAAAACAAATCGCAAACGACATCGCGGATGAAGTCAGGAAGTATCAAACTCAAACAGTTGCTTATTCTCGTCAAACATCCGCGGCTATTGCCGCTTTACTTGCGCCAGCAGGTATTTCTACTACGCCTATCGATGGCGCAGTTTATGGTCAAGCTTGCGACGAAATGCTTTCCGCAATCACTTCCAATAGGTTGGTCCATGCCAATCAACCAGAGTTCACAAAGCAAGTTCTCTCAGCCGTCAAACTTCCATTTAAAGATGGCGGATGGTATCTCGGAAGAAAAGTATCCAACGCTACGATCTGTGCCGCCGTTGGATTAGCGATGGTCTGCCATTTCGCAACGCGTGCCGAAACTGAACAAGATATTATGGTAGGCTAGTGTATAATTAACCCTCAATGGGACTCAAAGAATTTTTTTTAGGTGCTTCTCCTGTTGCTGAAAAGCAGACAGACGTTGAAGCATCACTCGCGCCTTTTAATTTATCTTCATCTGTTTATGGTTTGCTTAATGCACCAACCACAGTTGATCGTGCAACTGCGATGTCAGTTCCTGCAGTCGCTCGCGCTCGCAATATCATTTGCGGGACTATTGGATCACTTCCATTAGAGCAATATAATCGTATGAATGGCGCACACATCGAGCCACTCCGTGTAATCAATCAACCAGACCCACGCGTTTCGGGATTTGTAGTTTACAACTGGCTCGCGGAAGATATCTGGCTATACGGAGTTGGCTTTGGATTGGTCCTAGATGCGTATGCTGAGGATGGACGCGTTCGTTCATGGACTCGCATTGATCCACGTCGCGTTATCCCTAAGTACAATTTGGCCATGAATGAAATTGAAGGTTATGAAGTCGATGGAAAACTTGCTCCTATTGCTGGAGTCGGTTCAGTCATTCGCTTTGATGGTGCAGATGAAGGATTTATCAATCGCGCTGGTCGTACAGTTATCGCAGCTGTAGAACTTGAAAAGGCTGCACTTTCTTATGCTAAAGAGCCAATTCCTTCAATGGTTCTCAAGTCCAATGGTACAAATTTAACTTCTGAAAGAATTGCAAAACTTCTCGAAGCATGGCGTAACTCTCGCGCAACACGATCAACAGCATTTCTAAATGCAGATATTGATATGCAATCAGTTGGTTTCGACCCAAAGAGCTTACAACTCGTTGAGGCTCGTCAATATGTAGCGTTGGAGATAGCGAGAGCTTCAGGAATCCCTGCTTACTTCCTTTCAGCAGAATCTACCTCTATGACCTACTCCAACGCTACTTCTGAACGTCGTTCGCTTGTCGATTTTTCCCTTCGTCCAATCTTGGCAGCAATCGAGAGTCGTCTATCACTTCCAGACATTTGCCCTAGCACTTCTGAGATTCGCTTTTCACTTGATGACTTCCTTCGTGGAAATCCATTGGAACGCGCTCAGGTTTATCAGATTTTGAACACAATCGGCGCGATGAGCGTTGAACAAATCCAAGAAGAAGAGGACCTTATCAAATGAAAATCGAAGTCCCAATAACTCTGACTGCCGCTGATTCTCAGTCGCGCACAATTTCAGGACAAATAGTCACATGGGGCGAGCAGGGAAACACGTCTGCTGGTCCAACAATATTTGCATCAGATTCAATCAAATTTAACAAAGGCATCAAGCTTCTCTTGGAGCATGATCGAACTCGTCCAATCGGCAAACTTATTGCACACGAAGTCACAGATACAGGCATCGTGGCGACATTCAAAATTGCCGAAACAACTGCTGGAAACGATGCTCTCATAGAAGCTTCAACTGGAATGCGCGACGGATTTTCCGTAGGTGTAAAGGTAGATGCTTGGGACAATCAAGATGGCGTAATGGTTATCAGCAAGTCATCAATCGTCGAGACATCACTTGTCACAGACCCAGCAATCGACTCAGCGCGTGTCGCTCAAGTCGCAGCATCAGAAGATTCTGCTCCTATTGAGGAAGCAGATGCAAACCCAACAACAGAAGGAGAACAAGTGTCAGACACTGCCGTTCAAGAAGCTCCTGCCGTAACTGAAGCGGTAGAAGCGACATCTGTAGAGGCATCGGCTTCACACAAGCCAGCATTCTACGCAACTCCACGCATCAATACTAACCTCACAGCAGGTCAGTTCCTTGAGGCAAACATTAAGGCATCAATGGGCGATGACGAAGCTAAGTTGCTCGTCAAAGCTACAAACGATACTTCAACAAACACAGGTTTAACACTCGCTCCACACATGAGCGAATTCATTACCACTTCAATCGATGGTCGTCCAGCGGTAGATGCAGTATCACGCGGCGTATTGCCAGCAAACGGAATGTCATTCACGATTCCTAAGCTTGGTACAGCTCCAACAATCGATTCTGATTCAACAGAAGGCGAAGCACTCGGTGGAACCGAAATGGCTTCAACATATATCACAGTAAACGTCAAAAAGGCAGCTGGACTTCAGACAATTTCTTGGGAACTTTTGGATCGTTCATCACCTGCATTTTATGATGAACTAATAACAGAACTTAACTACGCATACGCAAAGGCAACAGATCAGGCTCTTGTAGCAGCTCTCGTTGCTGGCGGTACACAGGCTTCAACACAAGCTGCAACAATCGCAGGTCTTAAGGCATACATCGCTAAGGAAACACCAGCAGCGTATTTGGCAGCAGGTAAGTTTGCTAAAAACCTTATTGCTAACACAGCATGGTGGGAGACAATCATCTCAGCTGAGGACACAACAAATCGTCCACTCTTTACAGCTGCACAGCCTTCAAACTCTCCGGGAAATGTTGGAGTTAATTCTCTAACAGGAACAGTCATGGGTCAAAATCTTTATGTTGATCCACACATGACAACAACAACTCTCATCGACGACTCAGCATTTCTCGTCGTTCCAGAGGCAATTACATTCTACGAAGCACCAAAGACTCAGATTCAGGTTCAGGCTCTTGCAAACGGACGCCTACAGGTCGCAGTCTATGGCTATTACGCAATCGCTACAAAGGTCGGCGCTGGAATCCGTCGCTTCAACCTTACATAAGCAAACCCTAATCATGGTGGGGTGGGTGCTCCCGCTCACCCCACCAGCAGTTTATAGAGAGGAAAGAAATGCCAACTATTATCACAGCGGCGACGTTACGATCAACCCTTGGTGTTTCTTCCTCTCTTTATTCTGATGCAATTTTGGAAGATATTATTGATTCAGCAGAAGCAGTTATTTTGCCTATGCTTGTCACATATTCAGTTCCAATCGATGCAGTATCTCTAGTTAATAATATTGCTTACTTTTCAACACCAGTTCAACAGCCATTCAATGAGTCACAATCTGTTGTGATTTCAGGATGCGGCAGCCCATTCAACGGCACTCGCACAATCACCACAGACCTTTTTGATGATTTTACTTTCTCAGCTGCAATCACAAATGCTGACATCATTTCAAAGAACATTATTCCATCAGGACTTGCAACCCTAACTGGCGCATCAACTTACGTTGGAAATAGCGCAGTTGAATCAGCAGTTTTAGTAGTCTCAGTCGAAATTTTTCAAAGCCGCACAGCAGCAGGTGGACAAATCGAAGGCGTAGATTTTAGCCCATCACCTTTCCGCATGGGTCGCTCATTATTCAATCGTTGCGTAGGACTTCTTGGCCCATATCTCGATATCGAAACGATGGCTCAATGACGGCTTCAACAATTCTTTCAGCAGTTCGTGGACCACTCGCTACAGCTCTTGCAGGGGTCTCAGCCAACGTATTTTCATACGTTCCTGAAAACGTTCCAGTTCCAGCGGTAGTTTTGGTCCCATCTTCACCATATTTGGAATTTGACACTATCGGATCATCAACATTCCGATGCAAGGTCAATTTCACCATTTCTTGCTGCGTTACCTATTCAAGTAATCCAGCATCGCTCGACAACATCGAGCAACTTATTGAAAACGTTGTCCTAGCCATTCCAGCAGGTTATGAAGTGAGCGATGTACAACGTCCAACAGTCACACAAGTAGGCGCAAGCAATCTGCTCGTAGCCGATATAGGCGTTAGTACCCACTACACGCGAACAGTC